CTGCAAACCCTCGCCCTCGGATGGAGAGAGAGCCTATCACCGGCACACATCCAACGCGCACCACAGACGGCCAAGGTAGACTTTAATGTCTTCGGGTAACGTGTACGCGGTGTTCACAGCAGCACGAGAACACTGGTGGTGCCGGTTCCTGCACCCGTTATACCAGCACTGCTATCTGCTAAAGGCTGACGCAGGCCGGTGGATTGTCTACGGCAAGACATCGGAGGGGCTGGATCTGATGACGCTGGATGAGTTCAGCGCATCGGAAGGAAACGTGATCGTGGCCAAAGCCAAGGTGCGCGATAATCAGAGAAGTTTATTTATGCTCAACACCTGTGTCGGGCATATCAAGCAGGCGATTGGGATACGCAACCCGTTTATCCTTACGCCTTATCAACTATACAAACACTTAACGAGGTGATTTATGGGCGCACTAAGACCAAAGAAGCCTGAGCCACAGGCGAGAGAGGTAGCACTGGCTGCACGTCAGGAAAAAGCACTAGATGAGGAGATCGAGGAGACCGAGGGACGCTTGCGGGCACAACGACGTGGGCAGCTTGGCACTCGTTCACTGCTAGCAGGGGCACCGGCAAGTCGCAAGGCTGCGGCGTCAGGCATGGGCAGAGGGAAGGCTAGCAAGGCATCTATGCCATCTGCAGCACAACGCGCTAGCATCCTGAGCGGCATCAACGTTCGGGGCATCGCATGAAGTCGCCCAAGTACCTTGGCTCAGTCAAGGACATGAAGCGCAGAGAGAAGCGGGCATTCGACACCGAGGGCATGTGGCACGACCAGATGTCGGACGTGTACGAATACTTCCTTCCGCAGCGCAACCTGTTCGAGACGCAGAACACCGGTCAGAAGAAGATGGATCGCATATTCGATTCAACCTCCCTCACCGCCATTCAACAGGCTGCTAGTAAGCTGCAGGAAAACATCGCACCGATACAGGCACGATGGGCTGCATTCCAACCCAGCAACGAGGTCTTGGAGCTACTCGAACAAGGTGACGTGGGTGTCACTGAGCAACAGGTACGCGAGAACCTCGACAAGCAGGGCGCTATAGTCTTTGACTACATCAACCGTAGTAACTTCGGGACGCAGTTTTATGAGGCCGCACTTGATCTTTTGATCGGCACGGCTACGCTTCGCATTGACGAGACTGACGATGACATGAACCCCATCGTCTTCCACTGCATACCCCAGAAGGGCATCGCTTTCGAGGAAGGGCCATTCGGTAACATCGAGACGCACTGGCGCAGGTTCAGCGTAAAGGCTCGTTTGCTTGAGCGGATGTGGCGTGGCGTCGAAGTGTCCCAGACTGTACGCGCAATCATCGAGAACTCACCCGATGCTGACCTCAAAGTGTGTGAGGGTGTGGTGTTCGAGCCGAAAGCAAAGCGGTACTACGGCTGTCTATGGGTGAATGACGAGGATCGCTTCTCATGGATCGAGGACTTCGGTGAGACATCGCCGTGGGTCACTGGTCGATACACGAAGGTAGCCGGTGAGGTGCGTGGTCGCGGGCCTGCAATGCAATGTCTGCCTGATGTACGCAGTCTGAACAAGGCCAAAGAGTTCGTCTTGCAGAAGGCGGCTATCGACTTGGCTGGCATGTACACGGCCACCGATGACGGTGTGACCAACCCGTACAACCTGACCATAGCACCGGGCGTTGTCATCCCTGTTGGATCGAACAACACCAGCAACCCGTCGATCATGCGTCTGGACACAGGAACGAACCTTGGACTTGCACAGTTTGAGATCACCGAACTGCAGAACGCTATCAAGCTGGCGCTGTTTAACGACCTGCGCGACCCAGCTGGGCCTGTCCGTACTGCCACCGAGATCGCTATCGAGAGTCGAGAACTAGCGAAGCGCATCGGTTCTGCATTCGGACGGCTACAGACAGAGGTTCTGATACCTATCCTCAAGAGGGTGGTGTCGATCCTGACCCGTCGTGGTCTGATCATGCCGATTGAGTTGGACGGTAAAGACGTGGAAGTGAAGTTCACATCCCCCCTCGCCCGCGCTCAGGATGGTGAGGACTTGTTGTCACTACAACAAGCGGTGCAGTTCGTCGCTGCTAACGCTGGGCCTGACCTGATTGCTACGTCATTCAAGATCGAAGACTTCGGAAGCTACGTTGCTGAGAAGACCGGCATGTCATCCGATTTAGTTCGCAGCGATACGGAGAAGCAACAGGCTATTGAAGCCGGAGCGCAGCAGGAAATGGCTCAACAACAGGCCCAGATGCCCCCACAACAGCCCCAGTTGCAGGCGGTTGAATGACTTGGGAAAGCATAGAGGGTAGCAACGAGGGCGCTCACAAGGCCGCTGCGGAGGCCAGAGAGCGTTTCTCTGAATTAACGAAGGCGTACAGCCGGTGTTTCGCTACCGAAGACGGGCAAAAGGTGGTGGAGGATCTGACACGGAAGTTCCTGTTAGACAACTCCACTGACCTCGGGGCACGAAACGTAGAGTACGAGGCTGCGTATCACAACGGTGAGGCGGGGGTCATTCGGATGATCGTCCACTACATCCAACAAGCGGAGAAAGTATGAGCGAAGTGGAAGAAGTCGAAGAACTGGAAGAAGTGAAGCCCAAGAAGCGGGCAACCAAGAGCAAGATCGAGGTGGTCTGCGCTGAACCCGACTACCTGAAGAAGATCAAGTTCGATATGGACTGGTTACAGAAGGTCGGCACCCAGTACGGGATTGATAAGTTCGAGTACATACACAAATTCAGGGCGTTTCGTTGCTATAAGTCTGGTCAACACGTTGATTGGATAGACGTAAACGATCTCGCACTGTTAAACGGTGAGCGGAGACTGGTACAGATCCTTCTCAAGCACCAACCTGTAAGCCCCAAGCGGGCTGTAATAAACTATCCTTGGAGATAAGAATGTCAGAGGCCGTTGAAAACGACACCCTTGAAAGCAATGAACCCACATCACTCGTTGATGCAGCAGAACCCACCCTCTCGGAAGGCGAATACTTCTTAACGGAAGGAATCAAGGGTACTGGTGACACGCCTGAGTGGTACAAGGCTGAGAAGTACAAGTCCGTGGCTGACCAAGCCAAGGCATACACAGAATTAGAGAAGAAGTTTGGCGGCTTTACTGGCGCACCCAAAGATGGCTACGCAATGCCGGAGGGAGTGGAGCAAGACGATGAACTAATGGACGCGCTCAAAGGCTTTGCCGAGAAGACCAACATGAATCAGTCCTCATTCAATGAGGCATGGGAACTGTTGATCGCTCAGGGTGAGGCGGTTGAGGAAGTATCTGCCGAGATGGAGATGCAACGCCTAGGGGACAACGCTACCGACCGTGTGAAGACTGTTGAACAGTTCATGAAGAACAACCTCGACAACGAAACCTATGAGAAGGTGCGTTATGCGGTCAACAGTGCGGAGTCTATCGAACTAGTGGAGGCGTTGATCGGCGCTACTGCACCGGCCAAGCTACCTATCGACGGGCACATTGAACCCGGTGGTATGACATGGGATGACATCGAGGCTGAAATGTTCAAGAAGCATGAGAACGGACAGCTACTGAGGTCGATTGACAGCAGCCATGAGGCCAAAATACAGCGGATGATGAAAGAATTTGGTGGTGATAAGCCATATTCGCAAACATTTGGCTAAATTTATTATTGACAAACCGAAAAATGTGGTATCTTACACCCGTCGGATACCCCATTTGGGCCTGACAGATTTAGGTTAAGGACTGACCGATCTGTCGGGTACTCAGTTTAAGACCTTAGAGTGAGAGGCAATCACGCCTCGTTAAATTAATTTTGACAACTTTGAGGACTTAGTAATGTCAAAGAATCTTTCCGCTGTTGCGGTAACCGAGTTTGACAGTATGGTCAAACATGCCTACCAAGGCATGGGCCTGCTGAAAGGCGGTGTTACTGTTCGTAATAATGTTGTGGGTGATACCTACAAATTCCGTCGCATGGGCAAAGGACTTGCCAACCAGAAGTCTACTTCTGATCTGGTAACGCCAATGGACGTGTCTCATGAGTTCAAGACTGCCACGCTGGCTAACTGGAACGCTCCCGAGTACACGGACATCTTCGATGCCGCTGAAGTTAACTTCGATGAGAAGCAAGAGCTTGCAAACACTATTGCAGGTGCCTTGGGCCGTCGTTGTGACCAGTTGGTTATCGACGCTATGGACGCATCTACCCCTCTCACCACTGCTGTAGTTGCTGGCGGTACTAACCTGACGATGGCTAAGGTCATTGATGCACAGGTAGAACTGCGCGATCAGGGCGTACCGAACACTGAGTTGTTCGCAGCTATCGAAGCTGGCGGTCTGGGTGGTTTGTTGAACGACGAGAAAGCTACAAACGCTGACTACCAGAACATCAAGGCTTTGGTGTCTGGTGAGATCAACACGCTTGTAGGCTTCCAGTTCATCATCCTAGAGACTCGCACCGAGGGTGGTTTGACTGAAGCGGCTAACGTCGTGGATTCATGGTTCTTCCAACGTCCTGCTATTGGCCTTGCCATTGGTATCGACATGAAGACCGAAGTCAACTGGATTGCTGAACGTACTGCTTGGTTAACCAACGGTATGCTGAAAGCTGGCTCTGTCGTACGCGACGAGGGTGGTCTGGTTAAAGTTCAATACGACAAGACTGCTTAAAGGAGGGTCTCTCATGGCTTTTGATTACGACAAACTTTCTCGCATTGGCGGGATGGGCGATGCTCAGAAGGTATACGCATATGCGTCTTCTGACTCTATCGCCACGGTTACTGGCGCGAATTACTTCTTGCCAGCAATCAACGAGTTGCAGGTCAACGACGTTATCTTCGTAAGTGATAGCGATGCTGCTGCGGTTACTGTCACGTTTGTGAAGAGTAATACCGGAACAGCGATTGACTGTGCATCTGGTACGGCGCTAGGCGACTCCTAGTTTGGGTGGGGGGTTTCGGCCCCCCGCTCTTTTTTTGAGGGAAAGATATGGCGAGTAAGATCGACCTAGTAAGTAACGCGCTGATCCTCGTTGGTGATTCGCCTATCAACACGCTAGACGGGAACACTCGTGCCCAGCAGGTTGGGTCTAACCTGTACGACAACATTGTAAAGTTTGAAATAACCAAACATCGGTGGGGGTTCGCTCGTAAGAAAGCGCAAATCTCACTAACGACCGATGTCCCTGCAGATCCCGAATGGCAGTCTATCTATCAGTTGCCAACCGACCTTCTGGTACTTATCAAGCTATACCCCAATACCAGCTATCAAGTGTATGGCGACAAGGTATACGCCAATGGTAAGTCCGCTCTGTACTGCGACTACATCTATGACGTACCTGAGAGTGAGTGGCCTATCTACTTCTCCAAGATGATTGAGTACGCATTAGCCAAGGACTTCGCTACGAGCGTCAGGGACAGCGCTACGGCAAGGGGAGAGATGGCTGCGGAGTATCTGAATGCGTCCCGTATGGCGCGTTTCACGGACTCTCAGCAGCATCCACAGACGAGGATACAAAGTAATCCATTTACGAATGTTAGGTACTAATCGTGGCTAAGACGCGGTTCATCCAATCTAGCTTTGTGAGTGGCGAGCTTAGTCCTTTATTGAAGGGTCGTATCGACCTTGCTCAGTATTATCAGGGTGTGCAGACCGCTAAGAACGTGGTCATTGTCCCTCAAGGTGGGATGAAGCGTCGGCCCGGTACTGAGTATGTGCAGACTGTCATCAACACCCTCTCTCGCAATACTACGGTGCCTACGGTTCCCAATGGCGGGACGGCTGGCAACGTCAATGATGACAACGACAACACGACATCCGTTACGACGGTCGGTATATCCACGACAAACCCGTATGTTGTTTGTAAGTTCGACCTAGGATCTGCAAAGGCCGTAGAGTTCTTCGACGTTAGGAACGTGTTTTTGTCTGCTGGCACGTCTGACGAGTTCAAGATTCAGTATTCAACCGATGATGTGACCTATGTTAACGCGGCTAGTGTCCCGTTGCTGGGTATATCCTCGCAGGACTTCCGACTGTTTATAGGCAAAACGGCTAGATACTGGCGCTTGGCTAGGGTTGGAGCGGCGGATCTTACCACCGCTGTAATTACGGTAGGTACAGTTGCGCCGATTGAGCAGACTGCCACGGCATCTAACTTTAAGATGCTGGATTTCAGCGTAGAGGATGCTCGGCACTACCTGTTAGTCGTGACTGAGAACAACATTCGCGTATTCCGCACACCAAACACCCATGTAGCGGACATCAAGACCACTATCGCGTCCGCTGATGTACCCGAAGTGCGCGCTACGCAGGTCGAAAACGTGATGCTGTTGTTCCAAGAGAACACGATACCGAAGCGATTGATTAACTTGGGCGCTGACACCGAGTGGTTTATCGACGATATACCGTTTAGCAACGTGCCTCAGTTCGATTACAACGATGACCTAAGTCCCACACCCGTTAGTGATGTGCAGGAAATGACTCTTACGGGCTTTGTTGCCGGTGATAAGTTTCAGATAGACATAGAGGGCGTAACGTCTAAGAACATTACGTTTGCCGGTGACGCTACTGCGGATCAGCAATCGTCTACAGAATTCAATATCCAGCGCAATATCCAAGAAATGCCGGTGATGGGCGAGACGGGCGTTAGTGTTGATCGCACTGCCTCCAACACATACAAAATTACGGTGGGTGGGGAGTCGGCAAAAAACTTTGAGTTGTACTCAGCCTTTGCGTCTACTGGCACTGCAAGCAAGACTATCGCGTTTAACAAAACGCCACCCAGTGGTCAAGACGGTTCTCCGCGCAAAGAGGACATCTGGTCGGCTACCCGAGGTTACCCCAAGACAGCATGTTTCTATGAAGGACGGTTGGTTCTTGGCGGTACCCGGTCTAAGCCACAGTCTTTGTTCTTCTCCAAGTCTGGGTCGTTCTTCGACTTCGACATTGATGACGGTGATGACGATGAGGCCATCTTTGTAACCATCTCGTCTCGCAAACTGAACGACATTGTGGACGTGTTCCCCGGTCGTAACTTGCAGATATTCACGTCTGGTGCGGAGTTTGCTGTTACTAGCAGTCCTGTCACGCCATCGAGCGCGCAGGTTAAACCACAAACGTCCCACGGTGCGCTAAACGTAGAGACTCAGGACGTAGACGGCTCAACCATCTTTGTGGATCGTAACGGTAAGTCTATTAGAGACTTCGTGTTCTCGTTCAATGAGGACGCATACGTTACACAAGACCTGTCTGTACTCGCCTCTCACCTAATTACACAGCCTGTAGACATGGCTCTGTTGAGTGGTACGCAGAGCGACGATGCTAACTGGGTGTTCTTTGTAAACAATGACGGTAAGGGCGTGATCCTTAACACCCTCCGCGCTCAGGACATTACCGGGTTCACTCGATGGGAGAACACCGGCAGCATCAAGGGCGTGTGTGTTGTAGACGAAGACCTGTACCTAATCACTGAGCGAACCGTTAACAGCGCGACTGTTAAGTTCTTGGAGCGTTGGAACTTCGATTACAAGATGGACGCATCAACCAAGATAGCCCCCACAAGCTCTCAGACTGTCCTTACAGGGCTGGATCATTTAGAGGGGCAGACGGTACAGATCGTTGCTGACGGCGTTGTACTGCAGCCTAGGGCGGTCTCATCGGGGTCTATAACCCTAGAGGCTAGCGAAACTGGCTATACAAGCGTTGAAGTGGGTCTAAACTTCCCAATCGAACTGAGGCCGATGCCGTTGAACACGAATGTCGGTAGCGGTCAGAACCAAATGCGTTTGAAGCGTGTGGTAAGAATTAACAGCCGTGTGTATGAGTCTTCCGGTGTGTACGTTAACGGTAACGCGGTGCCGATCAGGGCATTCGGGCCTGCACCAGACACCCCATTGGATAACCCGCCAGACGTGTTAACGGGTATCATTGACGATATATACGGTACAGACGGATGGACGAGAGAGGAGGTGCCGGTGTTTACGGTTCCTGACCCCACCCCGTTCCATATACAAATGATTGAATTTGAAGTGGAGAGCAGCTAATGGCAATTTTTACAATTTTAGCGGCTATAGGTGGCGCTATAAAGGGCGCTGGTATTGCCACCGCTGCCGCCGCTGTCGCAAACCCTCTCGCTGCTGCTGCCCTTGGTACAACTGTAGTATCTGGCGGCTTTTCTGCTGCGGCTTCTCGGTCTGCTGGAAAGGATCGAGAGAATCAGTTGGAGCGTCAGATAAAGGAAGAAGCTATTGCGGCAACAGGCCGTGAGCTACAGCGTCGTGAAGAACTAAACCGTATGCTTTCCGCGAGGTCTCTTGCTTTGTCTACGTCTGGGCTTGCTGGTGAGGGTACGCCTCAAAGTATTGCCCTCTCCGCTGCTGAAAAGATTGGTATGGGTGAGGGGATGGAGAGCCTAAGCGATCAATTAAGACAGGCCCAACTTAAACGTGCGGCTAAAAATGCGCGGTTAACAGGCAACATACAGGCAGCGTCTACGCTGTTGGATACTGGCGCAAAGGCTCTTGGGCTTATGAGCGATCCCGGTAAATCGCCTAAAGCAAAGACTACGAACTCGGCAGTTACTTAATGGCTAAAGAAATAAAATATTACGGCCAGCTACGTCCTACTGGGGTAGATGACTCTGCCGCCAGACGGTTGCAAGCGATAGCTGGTCTGGCCGATCAGGTACAAGATGTTGCTTATCAAGCTGGCGCTAGAATGGCGCAGCGTGAAGGTGAGCGTGAAGGCGCTATTGCTGGGCAAAAAGCAGCTCAAGATGCGGAGAGTCAGCGTCAAGCAAAGGAAGTTGCTGACAGCCTAAGAGATTTTAATGATGTTGAGGGGAGTGGAGGGCAATCAACTTTAACATCTAGTCAAGCTGCTGCGGTAGCAGGTCAGCCGTTAGAAAAAAGAGCGGGCATACTGTCCGCCTTTTCTATCAAGGACAACTCTTACAACGATGCGTTGGAGTCTGCCTACCTCTCTCAAGTTTCTGTCGATTCTCAAGAACAGGTGGCGCGTATTGCCGCACAATATTCCGACGATGTTGAGGGTTTTGGAAAAGCCGCCGCAGAAGTAAGGAAGGGCATAACTTCTAGCATAGACCCTAACTATCAAGGCGTTGTCGGCGCAACACTCGATAACGTCATTCAGTCGTATGAGACCAAGGTTTTTGCTAATCAAGCGGCTAGGGGTCGCGCTTTAGCTGACGAGTCTAGGCTGGCAAACATTGAGACGCTAGGACGCAACGCGGCTAGCTTTGCAAGGAATGGGGACGCTGAGCAGGCCGCTTTTACACTGCTAGAGGCTAAAACGGTTTTAGACTCAATGGCCCCTAAAAATGGTGAATCTTGGGTCACGGAACAATACAGGCTTCTTGTCCGTGAGGTAAAAGAGCAGGAAGTAAAGCATGGATTAGCAAACAAGCTAGAAATCGAGGGGCGCGATGCTGCTTTTAAGAGCCTAAGCGAACTGAAAAACACTGGCGAGTTTACTGCTGATGAGTTTGATGCGCTCAAATCTGGCGCAAAAGCCATGCTTGAAAGGGACGTATCAATACAGGAGGCTTCAAGGCAGGTTGCAAGCGAGAAAGAAGCGGAGACGGTTAAAGACTACATTAACCTAATATCTATGGGCGGCAGTCCTGATAGCGCTCTAACAAGCCAAGTAAATAACATTATTGCTGGAGACGCTGATTTAACAGAAACCGTTAACCTAGCCAGATCTGTTGCCTCGTTTTCTTTGGGGTCTGGCGCTCAACGACAAAACGATTTAGCGGCAGCACAGGAAGATGCCGAAAAGGGAGTGGGCGTAGACGTTTACCAAGCAAAGTTAGCTAGTCAGGCAGCTATCAGCAAAGCGGTCGAAAAAGACCCCCTTGCTTTTGCCGATTCTCAGGGGCTTATTGCTCTTGAGCCGATAGACATGCAAGCCCCAAACTTTATGTCTAAGCGAATAGAGCAAGCAGAAATGATGTCCCAACATTATGGCGCGCCCGTTCCTCCTTTGACCGACAGGGAAATATCAGACCTTGCCGCTCGAATACCCGGCATGACTGTTGACGAAAAAATTTCTTTGGCAGAAATGATAGCCCCTGCTATTGATAATGAGCGAGATCCTCGAGCACAACTACCCGGTCTGTTGAGCGAAAAGAACCAACAGATTTTCGCTCAGGTAGCGGCTATAGGTAATAGAGACATTCAACGGGCTGTTTTTGATGGCCAAGAAGCCTTGAATAAGGGTACGTTCAAGTTGCCTTCCAATACAGATTACCTGCCCATTTTCGAAGATTATGTTGGCGACGTTTATGGGGCTGACGATAAAGCGTCTACAATGAAAGCGGCGCTCGCTCATTACGCGGGAACTACAATTCCCGGCGAGGCTTTTAGCTCAAGCGACTTCAAGAAATCATTAATCGCTGTTGCTGGCAACATAGATAAAATTAATGGATTCAAGACATCCATTCCTCGGATAGCGGGAGATGCAGGGCAATTTCAGTCGTTTGTTGACAACATTGATGCTGAGTACATGTCAATTCATTTCCCCGGCGCTGCGGCACAAGACGCGGCTAACAAAGTTCACAAAGGGATGTTGCGGGCTGAAGGCGAAAATCTTTATGAAGTTTTAGTCGAGGGCAATCAAGTGTTAGTTAAACCAGATGGTAATCCGCTACAGATCAGCTATGACCCCAAAGTTGCAGAGGTGTTACTTTCTAGGAAACAAAGTAGAGATTTTGAGGAAACTCAACAACGACGCGCTGTGTTTAATAGGGGTAGCAAATTCTTTAGCGGCGTTGAGCCTGAAAAAGACCTGTTAACTATACCTACGTCTAAGCGTTTTACTAAAATGGATGAGCCTATTTTTGGCGACCCTGAATCAAAGCCCTCACAACAAGGTATTGGTAGCGCCCCAGAAGGGACGGTAGACAGTTTGAGGGCTAGGCTCCAATCGTTAAAAGATGACGATAAAGATCCAAGCGCGTATCTCAAGAGATTAGAACGGTCTATGGCGGATTCTGGTTATTCAGAAGATTTTATTGCCCGCTTCTTATCAAAGGTTGAACCCTAATGGCCTTTGTATCCCGACGAGATCAAAGAGATTTTAACCAAAGGCTAGTGCCCTATGAGCCTGTTGCCGCCGTAGAGGAGGCAGGTTTTGGTGAGGTGTTTAGCGCAGGTCTCGGTCAGGTTATTGATGAGGAGCTATCAATATCCTCACAGTTCAACATGGGACAATTTAGGGAGCGAGACCAAAAGCTAAAGGCGCTAGTAGACGATGGGCTAGACATAAACGCTTACACAGACATTTCCGGCGTTATTGACTATGATCGCATTGCCCGTGATACAGGCGAGATTGAGACCAATGCGTCGTTATTTTTTAAGCGCAATGAGCTTCTAGCCCAACGGCGAAAGGAAAGAGAAGACGTTATGGCTCGCGGTAGCGGCATTGCCCAGTTCTTTGGCATGGCTACTGGCTATATGCTTGATCCTATAACAATCGCCACCCTCCCTATAGCGACTGCTGGTGTATCCCTGAAAGCTATGGGCGTACTTGCTTCTGCTATGACTGTAGGCAAGAGAGAGGTGGGTCTGGCGCTTGCTAGTGAATTAGCCATCCAGCCATTGGTTTACAAGCATAAGCATGACATCAACTCGCCGTACAGCACAGAGGAGGCTCTAGCCAACATAGCTATAGCAGCTACTGGCGCTGGCGCGCTTGGCGCGTTTACAGGTGGGTTAGCTGGCTACTTTAACAAGATTGGACGGTCTGCCATTGATGAGGGCGTTGTAGCGCCAAACTCCGTTGAGTCGATGGCTGTAGAACAGTTGCAGCGCGTGGGTGAGGACGTTCGGGCGGTAAAGCAGGTCTTAATGGGATCTCGTACTGTGGTTCAGCGTGAGGGCCAGCCTGATGAAGTAATCACCCAGACGCTTGACGAGCTTAGAGGTGTCGATGGAAGCCTAATCGAAGAAACCATTGCTAGGCAAAGTCGTATGGCTGATGACTATGCCGAGGCTATGTCTGCGTTTGAGAAGGACTCATCAGAGTTTAACGCCCAGCTAGTTGCGTCTAAGGATCGAGAGCTTAAACAGATAGCTAAAGACATTGATAAGCTTAGTAAGTCGCCCAAGTTTGGCCGGTTGATATCTGAGTATGGCGGGTTAAACCAAGCGGCGTGGAAGTCTGAAGCGGGCATGAGCAAAGCGCAGTCTGGAAGTTTGAAGGGCGGCGCGAGAAAACCGTTTTGGAGAGGCGGAAAAGCCGGTCTTACCCCGCAAAAGCTAGCGGAAAAACTGATGGAAGACGGGCATATACCCGCAAGAGCTATTGGTGCTGGATACGACAACCGGGATGCGGTGAAGTTTGTTGAGGATCTGTTGGCTACAAACGACAGGTTTGTTGACTCTAATGTTGAGGCGCGATTGTTAGAGTTAGATCAAGCTAAGCAGTCGCTAAACAAGCTAACGGATGAAGACCTAGATGCGTTTTTTGTTAATGTTAAAGACAAAAACATCGCTGTAGATGTGGAAATATTGAAGGCGTATGAGAGAAAGAGGGCGGAGTTTAACGAGCCGTCTCGCAAGCCTGAAAACTATGAACAGCCACGGCCACAAAAAGCCGCCCCCGCTACTGTAACTGCGAGGGAGAGGGAGTTGCTAGAAGCTAACGGCTTGGCTGAAGACTACGACGCAGACATGCAGGCGTTTAATAACCTAGAAACTAAAAGCCTTATGGTTGACGGCGAGATGGTTGACGCTGGTGCAATCGTTAAAGGTCTTGATGAAGACATAGAAGGTATAGAAAGCGTATTGGAGTGTGTCCTTGGCTAGTTTTGATAAGTGCGTAAACGATGCGTTGAAGGCCAATCGGATCTCTAAGGGGGTTGCCGATCAAATTCTATCGTCCAACAATCCTAATGAAGCGATCACCGAGATACTTGGCAATATGTCTCGTGCGCGCAGAGAGACGGCTATACAGACCGTGAGGTTCTCTCAGGCACTAGATGACGCTAGGTCGCATCCCAATGGGATGTATTACGGGCTAATGAGTCTAATGTCCAAAGACGTTAAGGGTGTGTCGAAATACTACAATGTTGAGTACCTAGGCAAGTATTACGAAGGCAAGTACCACTCTAAATTTGCTGACGTTCTGTCTCGCTTCAAGACAAAGATGTTTGGTTTAACGCAAGACGAAGCTGGGCTAAACAAGCTTGTTCGAGCCATCTACGGTGAGGCTGTTGACGATCCTGAGATAGAGAAGTTCGCAAAGCAATGGCTAGAACTGTCTGACGAGATGAGGGCAGACTTTAACGCTAGGGGCGGGTCTATCTCGAAGAATGAACGATGGTTTATGCCGCAAAAACATGATGCCGCAGCCATTGAAAAGCTGGGGCGTGAGGCTTGGAAGTCTAAAATCAAGCCAATGCTAGACCGCCAGTTTATGCTGGATGATAACGGCAAGGCGCTGAGTGACGCTCAATACGAAGACTTGCTTGATTACACATACGAAACAATCACTAGTGGCGGACTAAACAAGGTAAAAGAAACGCCTAGTGTTACTGGTCTTGGTAAGAAGCTATCCCGCAGAGGGAGCGACCGTCGCATACTGTACTTCAAGGACGCTAAGTCTTGGATTGCGTACCAAAACGAGTACGGCAGGGGCGATGTGTTTACTACGCTGACCGACCATATCAGCACGATGGCGAATGATGTCGCGCTGATGGAGCGGCTTGGGACAAACCCAGAAGCTACCTATCAAGGGCTGAAAGCGGTTGCAGATCGTGACGAAAGGCTTACCGGGCCGCAGAAAGCTATGTCTGACGCTCTGTACAACGTTGTGTCTGGCAAGATAAACGGCGGCGAACTGACAGGTCTGTCTGACTTTATGCAAACAACCAGAAACCTGTTGACCGCCTCCACCCTAGGTAAAGCGTTTCTGTCATCTATTTCTGATATTGGATTTCAAGCCATAACCGCTAGGTTCAATAACATACCAGCGTACAAGGTACTCAACAGACAACTGAGTCTGATGAACCCTGCTAATGAAGCGGATCGCGTATTTGCTACTAAGATCGGGCTTATCTCTGAAGCAGTAAACAGAGCATCCTCTGCCAACAGGTTTGGGGACGTTTATGGCACAGGCATGAGCACCAAGGTCGCTGAGTTTGTTATGCGCGCCTCTCTCTTAGAGCCGTGGACGGATATGGGCAGGAAGGCTTTTGGCATGGAGTTCTCGTCTGCGCTGGCTGAAAACTTTGGCAAGTCTATAGACCAGCTAGATCCTATTATGCAGAACAGGTTTGAGGCCTATGGCATTGAAGCTAGTGATTGGGATACGTTCAGGAAGCAAAAGCCTATTAAGCAAAAGGGAGTTGCCTTCGCTAATATGCTAGAGGATGGGGGGCAGAAGTTTCACCGCATGGTTCTGTCTGAGACGGATTATGCCGTCCCTAGTCCCGACGCGAGAGTGAGAGCTATCACCACTGGTGGCATGGGCCGGGCTACGATTGGCGGACAAGGCATACGTTCTATAATGAACCTCAAGTCCTTTCCAATAACCATTGCTTTAACGCACATACAGCGTGCTGCGTTCCAAACGTCTGGCGGTCAATTCATAGAATACGTTGGCTTGTTGGCTACCTCGACCACCGTTTTGGGCGCTATTGCATTACAAGCTAAAGACATTGCCGCAGGTAGAGAGCCTAGACCAATGGACAACCTAGAGTTCTTGGGTGCTGCGGTTGCACAAGGTGGTGGGCTGGGGATCTTTGGCGACTTTTTATTTTCAGATCAAAACAGGTTTGGTGGGGGGCCGGTCTCTACCGCCTTCGGCCCTACTGGGGAATTGATAGATAAAACAGTACAGTTGACGGTCGGCAATATACAAGAAGCCATTAAAAGCGAGGAGACAAACGTGCTCGATATAATTGGGGATACTGGAATTGCCGGTGAAACCGTGAAGTATGTCGAACGATACACGCCAGACATCTGGCAAGCGCATTTATTCAAAAACGCTATGTTTGACCAAATAGAAATGTTGGCCGACCCAGACGCTCAAGCAAAGTATAATCGCATGATTAGGAAGCGCCAACGTGAATACAATCAAGAATACTGGTGGAAGCCGGGTGAAACGCCGCTGGAGGCAGTACAATGACCGTAACGAATACGACTGCTCGTAACCAATACATTGTTACAGGCTCAACCGAGTATACCTTTGCGTACACGTTTGAGGTGTACGACAAGGATGACCTCGTTGTACTACAGAACAGTACGACTCTGTCAGAGGGCACTAACTACACTGTAACTGGTGTTGGCCTTGATGGAGGCGGCACCGTTGTTCTGGCCTCTTATGCGACTCCCGGTGACGTTATCACCATCTATCGCAACATGGCGCTGGAACGTACCACCGACTACCAGAATAGCGGTGACTTTCTAGCTTCGGAGGTTAACGAAGACTTCGACCGATTGTGGTTGGCTATCCAGCAGAACGCTACAAGCGATTCTCGCTCTGTTAAAAAGCCGGTCACTGATCTGAGTTCAATCAACATGGAGCTACCAG